AAAGAAATACAGGCACTCCGGAATTCTGCTGACCCGAAAGACCATATCAGAATCTATAAGCGGTTTTTGAGTACTGAAGGGTTAAAGGACGCAAAGGGCAAGGTTGTTCAGATCGACAAAAAGCGCAAATCTGACAAAAAGGGTTTTGACGATATCCATAAATCGACCGTCAAGACTCAAAAAGGCAAGCCGGACACTTCGGCGGTAGACGCTCGGACAGAAGAAATTGAAGGCTTCAACTCAAAAGAAGACGACGATGACATTTAACATTGACGAAATGCCGGTGGAAAACACCTTAGAGGTAGAAATTCCACCTGGGAAAGAATTGAGATGTCCGCATTTCAATCATAGGCTTGGAAGGAAATGTAATAAAAAGTTTTGCGATGGAGAGGCATCCTTAAAACCTCAAAGGTTTAAATGCCCGAATTGTAAAGAATTTACAATATTCAAATTGGTCGCATAACATAACCCCCGAGAGTCATTAGAACTCCAAAATTTGAAATAAATTAACACGAGGAGAATTCTAATGGCTCAAAATTTTAATACTGCGGGAGATATCGGGTATCGTTCAACCGGGTTAGTTAAGAAACGGTTGCTACGAAGAGGCAACTATCAGTTAGTTGCTGCAAAATTCGGGCAAGCCTTTACCCAGGGCAAGCACACAACCTTAACCGCCAAATGGCGCAGATATTCCAACTTTCCTACCGCCGAGGCCCCCCTTTCTGAAGGTATCACCCCACCGGGCCGGAAACTGGCAAAGACCGACATCACAAGCACGCTTCAGCAATATGGCGATTGGACTGAACTGACAGACGTTGTTTTCGATACCCACGAAGACAATGTACCCAAGGAAACCGTGAACCTTTCCGGGGACCAGATGGGCGAGACTGTCGAAGTTGTTACAATTGCCGTGCAAAAGGCCGGCACGAACGCATATTATGCAAACAATGCCGGGAGCCGAGGCGCAGTCAATAGTCCTCCATTGCCGGGCGATTTCAAGCGCATAGAACGGGCGTTTTCCAAAAACAAAGCGACTAAGATCACTTCCATGATTAAGGCTTCTCAGAAGATCTCGACGGAGCCGATTGACCCGTCTTTTATCGTAATGGGTCACACCGACTGCAAGGCTGATCTCGAAAATATGGAAGGCTTTGTACCGGTACGGAATTACGCCGATTCGTCTTCGATGATCGATAAAACCGAAGTCGGTTCTCTTGGAGTACATCGGTTCTTGCTTACACCGCTTTTCGAGCCGTGGCTCGCTGTAGGAACCTCCGGAATCACATACCTGTCGAGTGGCGATATTCCCGGCTCCTCTTTGGCGGCTGATGTGTATCCCCTGATAGTGGTTGCTAAGGACAGCTACGGAGTTGTCAGGCTTCAGGGCTTGGACGCTGTTAAACCAGCGATTGTATTTCCGAAACCGGTTGTCGGTGACGAACTCGGTCAGAGAGGATTCGTGTCGTGGAAGATCTATTACACAGCGGTTATTCTCAACCAGAGCTGGATCGCCAGATATGAAGTCGCAGCCACGGCACTGCCCAGTTAAGCAATGATATCAGACATTTAGCATAAATGAACAAATAACTTTTAGCAAGGAGACTACGATGCAAGTAATCACAGGACATTTTCACGGGAGAGGTGCTGATCTGTATCTTCAGCTCGGCGGCATCCCGCGGTATTTCAAGATGTGGGCGATAGAGCTTGATACTCCCGCCTATCTGGAGTGGATTCCCGACATGGCTGCGGACGATTTAACCGTCGAAGGTATTTTCAGGGACGAAAACGGCGGTGCTTTAGAGGATCTCGCTTTTGGAGAAGGTGTTTCTCCGTATTATGGCGGGACGCTCTTGAACACGACCAATCAGCCGTCTGTTGTTTACGGTCATGCCAGTGTTGACTTCATTGAAAGAGACGATAAGGACTATCGGTTCTACACTAATGAGGCCGCTGGTATCGTCGGTGATGCTTCTACGGTGGATATCACCACATGGACATTGGACACCGCAGGCACTCCGAGCGGTAGTTTCAACGCTAATGTTGTGGGAACCTTCATCAACGATGGGAGTTTGATCAGGATTCAGTCAGTTGACCGAAAACATCAGTACGAAGCTCACATTGTGGCGTCTGCGTTGTCTGCAAGCGGATCAACTGCTGATGATGTTACTTTGTCATGGGCTGTGCCTTCCGGAACGGTTGAATTCATTGGTGGTCGGTATGATTTCAAGCCGACTCCTATTGGAAAAGTCTCGAAAGACGGCCTACTCATAAACGAAACCACCATAAACGCTTCTGGCAACATGGTTGCCTTCATGGCGTATATGGACGGATAAAACGGAGGATATCATGACGATTCAGCTTATAACGGGACACTGGCACGGAAATACGGGTGATACGTATTTGCAGCTCGGTGGTATTCCCCGCTTTTTTAAGATGTGGGGGCTGGAAATAGCCACCCCTGCATGGCTCGAATGGGCACCTGGCATGGCCGCTGATGACTTGACTACTGAGGGCATCTATAGGGATGCAAGCGGCGGTGCTTTGGAGGATCTCGCTTTCGGGTATGGTGTTTCCCCCTATTACGGCGGTGATGTTTTGACAAGCACGCTTCAACCGTCCGTTGTTTACGGACACGATGACGTTAATTTCATCGAAAGAGACGACACGGACTATCGTTTCTTAACAGATGGAGCAGCCGGCATATTTGGAGACGCTTCAAGTGCGGATATCGATACATGGACACTGGATACTGCTGGAACCCCGTCCGGTCATTTCAATAGCGATGCTGTTGGAACGTATATCAACGACGGGAGTTTGATCAGGATTCAGTCACGCGATAGAAAGCATGTATATGAAGCCCATATTGTTAATTCTGCAATATCCGCAGACGGCTCTGCTTCTGATGAAATCGTGTTGTCTTGGGCCGTTCCTACCGGGTCTGTCGAGTTTATCGGCGGGTTTGCCGGATATAAGCCCACACCTGTCGGGAATGTTACGAAACCAGGTCTGCTTATAAACGAAAACGTTATTGCGGCGTCAAGCATGATGGTTGCGTTTATGGCCTGGATGGATGGCTAAAACAAAGAAAGAGTTTCAAAGAAAACCCTTAAACAAGGAGATCATTAAAAATGGCTAACCTAGATGAGAACCAAGAGTTCATTGACAAGTTTAAGCGAATTTCCCAGGAAAGTATTCTACGCGAATACGAGAAAAAGAATCGCGAGGAGATTAGCGAATCGTCTTTGATCGTTAGAGACGCATTTGATCAGGTATGGAAGAAAATAACCGGGAATAGTTACTATCAGCCGACAACGACCATTCAGCCTCCAACGGCTATGCACGGTAGGAACAACACCGAACGGAGTGATCCAAGATCAAGAAAATACCGGGCACTGGTTACTTTTGAAAAGATCGAATGGGTAAAGATTAGGCGTAAAATGGCTAAGAAATTCAGAGAGTTCTTTATCCTAAAAGGCGATGTCAAGGGAGTTACACGGCCTATATATCAGAACCTTGATGCTGATAGATTGCTGGAGGTCGTTGGGGAAACCGCCACCAAAGCTATTATCAAAGCCGGTAAAACCAACACTGAAGGCGAACTCAAGGGGCCGTTTGATATTCTGGTTGAAGGGTATTGGGAAGTCGTATTCGCTCCTCAAAAAGGGCAAAATGACACTGTTGATGCTGAACTGACCTGGGAGGGGCAATGCTTGATTATCAAGAGACAGACCGATGTGGTTCTTCCGGGTTTTTATCTTGAAATTGCCGACAATGCGATAAAAGCATTGTACGATCAAACTCCAGAACAGGGCCGGAAGAAAAGCGGTTATAGTCAGGAATACCCATATACGGTTATCCGCGAAGCTTCAAGAGACGAATACATTACGTTAAAGTCCGCCGGTGATGCCATTATGAGTGACAAGAGACGCAGGGAAGAATGATGATATCAAATCTTGGCCTAATAGAACGGTGTAAAGCGTACATCCTTCCCGATCCGAGTCAGACCGATCAGGACGATCTTGTGAAAGTCGCTTTGATAACGGCTAATAACGAGATTGCGAATCTTCGTTCAGAGCCTTTCGTGTGGAATAGAGAGACTTACAGCGAGATTTTCACACGATATTACGCCACTATTTCGGCTATCACATCGGCAAGCCCCGGTGTGATTACTGCCGATTCTGTTGATCCTGGGCTTACAGACGACCACGGATTCCAAACCGGTGATATTGTATTCTTGGAAGGCATAAACGGGGAAGATTCGCTACATAGACTCAATAACCGTGTTTTCCGGGTCGTGAAAATCAATGACACAACATTTTCGTTAAAGGCTCTTGATGGCAACCGTGAGATAAGCACTTCAAATTATGAAGATTACGAATCCGGTGGTACGATTTACCATGCCGGTATTGTTCTTCCGGCATCGACAATAGAGCCTACAGGAGCTTCAGGCTTGGATTTAAATTACGAATGGGACATTAAGCGGGTTCACGATGTTCAGTTTGATTTGTATCCTTCCGATCCGATAACCGAGGCATTTGCTCAAGGTGTGTCCGAACCAGGTTCAAGACCCCGAAAGTGGAGATATCAGCAATACGCATATGGGTCTTTCGCATCTGAAGAACACCTTTTGTTTTGGTATAACTATCCGGGCCAAAGATATAATCTAACGGTTCATATCGAAAAGGAATATCCCGCTTTAAGCGATTGGTCGGATTCGGTCTATCCTCCTGCCCCGAGTCAGCTTCACGAATACATCTGGCATCGGGCGTTGGCTAACCTTGCAATGGATTCTCAAAAACATAGAAGAAAGGTCAAAGACGGCGGGGACAATACTAAGATCGAGATTCTAAACGCTAATTATTGGCTGACGGAAAAATTCAAGGATGAAGCATTGATTTTCGAGTATGACCGTAAACTTTCCGGTGCAAAACCTTATGCATCACAGGGAATGAGCGCATGAAGATGAATGAAGAAAAATGTGGAACCTGTAAACATTATTCTATATTGCAAGAGATACTTTCGTATCGTGGGCGTCCAATGAAAAAAGGCATTGCGCCATGCAATCATTGCACCCGCTTTACTTGTTGTACGGACAATCATGAACCAGTCGAAGAAAGCATTGAACCTAAAAGGGATAATGAATGAAAAGATTTATTTGCACCTTCCTACTGTTATTTTTAACAGTATCGGTATTTGCTTCCTCTCAGGGAACGTCAGCGACCCCGGCGAGTACGATTATCACCTATGTAAGATGGTATCTTAACGAGACTTCAGAAAACTACTGGGAAAATGACGAGCTTTTAATCTGGGTTAATCAGGGCACAATGGATATCGTTGCCCGAACTAGGTGCCTTGAAGGTACGGAAGACGTGACCCTGATAGCCAATACCGCTGAATATTCCCTTACAGGACCGTATATC